AACCAGCAAAGGCGAAAAAATATATGACACAAAACAAATTGAACTTATCGCCAGAAGAATTGCAAATAGCAATGGAAATGGTTAATCAGAGAGCAAAAGAACATTTAATTGATTTCTGTATAGCAAATAATCCTAGATACCAACCTAATTGGCATCACGAAGTAATAGCAGATGAATTAGAAAAAGCAGAAAGTAATGAATCAGAATGGGATTTATTGATATTATGTATGCCACCAAGACACGGAAAATCAGAGTTGGCAACAATAAATTTTCCTGCGTGGTATTTAGGTAGAAACCCTTTAAACAACATAATAACAGCATCTTATTCATCAGAATTAGCATTAGACTTTGGAGGTAAGACAAGAGATATAGTTTGTGATGAACCATATCAACAGATATTTGGAATAAGTCTTAAACAAGATGATAAAAGCAAAGCAAAATGGAAGACAGAACAAGGTGGTAGTTATACATCAGTTGGTATTGGTGGAGCAATAACAGGAAGAGGAGCAAATGTTTTAATAATTGACGACCCTATAAAGAATCACGAAGAAGCAGAAAGCAAGTTAATAAGAGACAAACATTGGGATTGGTTTACTTCTACGGCATATACAAGATTAGAGCCAAAAGGAAAGATAATACTTATTTTAACAAGATGGCATTTAGACGATTTAGCAGGAAGAATACTCAATCACCCAGAATTGTCAAAAAGAGTTAAACTTATAACTTTTCCAGCAATAGCAACGATAGATGAACAATTTAGAAAGAGAGGAGAACCATTATGGAAAGAAAGGTATGACTTACAAGCACTTAATAATATTAAACAGACAATAGGAATTTATGACTGGTCATCGCTTTATCAACAAGTGCCAATACTATCAGAGAATCAAGAGTTTAAACAAGAATGGTTTAAAAAAAGAAGTTTAGATGAGGTTTTAAAATTAAATACAAGGAATTTTTTAACAGTAGATACAGCATATTCTCAAAAAGATAGTGCTAATTACATAGGATTTTGCGAGAACTTTGTAGATAAAGAGAACAAATGGAATTTAATTGCTTATAAAATGAGATTAAATCCAAAGGAATTTACAGATTATCTTTTTACTTTACAGGAAAAAAGGAATTTTGAAGCAGTAGGAATTGAAAAAACGGCATATTTAGCAGGATTAAAACCATTCATAGAAGAAGAACAAAGAAAAAGAAATAAGTTTTTTACAATAACAGAATTGGTTCATAATCAAACGCAAAAAGAGATAAGAATTAGAGGTTTAATACCAAGATATTCAAGTGGGAGTATATATCACATTGATTGCAAAGATTTAGAGGACGAGTTATTAACCTTTCCAAAATCAATAAACGATGATGTTATGGATGCAACCGCTTATCAATTACAAATAGCACAACAACCATCAAAAGACAGTAGTTTAGAGATATTTAAGCAAATTCGAGAATATCAAAATCAAATAAATAGCGATTACGAAGGTAAAAAAATACAATGGCAATAGACACAAAAATCACAGAGAAAGCATATAAGGCATTTATGACAGGCTTTTCTTGTGATGCAAAAGGAAAGCAAATGAAGGAATACATCAAGAATATTGATATGTATTCCAACAAGCCAAAAGAGGAGTTATTAGGATATTCTTACTTCCCTCTTAACAACCTTTCTGGTTATGTAGATACTTATGTATCAAGAATGCCACGCTTGAAGTTTGTTTTCAAAGCCAATAAGAATGCCGACAATCAAGCAGTAGCAAGATTAAACGCATTAGCAGACAGAGATAGAGGAATACAATTTGCCAATTATGACCAGATAAACAGAGGAGTGAATAAGTTTGCTGTTATGTCTGGAATTGGAATTTATAAGATATTTAGCGAGAGTGCAGACGGATATAAACATCATTTAGTTGCTGTTGATCCTGCTAATTTCTTTTGCCAACCATACGGAGGTAGCAACCTTGAAACACACCAATTTTGTGGAGAGGTTGGAATAATGAAAACAGAAAGCCAATTAAAGGACGGAGTAGATAATGGCTTTTATGACAAAACGGTAGTAGAAAAGCTTATAAACTTTACAGGAGAAAATAAAGACTTTTTTACTGATATAAACGACCAAAGAAAAGCCCAAGAAGAACGATTTAGAATATTAGGAATACAAAGCAATGACGCCTTTTTAGAAAAGACTTATTCAATGGTTGAGGCATATATAACAGTTGGAGGAATAAGATACTATGTTTTGTTTGAACCAAAGAGCAAGATTGCTGTAAGACAATGCAAGCTAACCGATGTATTTGAAAGCAATTTATATCCTTATGTATCTTTTGCTCCAAAAGAAGACATAAACAACTTTTGGGCTATTGCTCCTGCAACAGATGTAAGAGCAAGTTGTGAAGCCGAGAGAGTAATAACAAATGAGTCAATTAACAACTTAACAAGACAGAACAGACCTGTTAGGTTTTTTAACCCTGACATCACAGACAGACCACCACAATACTTACCTGACTTTTGGATGCCAATTAAGAGTGGCAGAAGCGTAGCAGAAGCATATAGCATAATGGAAACGCCTGACATTGTTGATAAGGGAATGAAATTAACTGACTTTTTAAGAGGTATAAGGTCAACAGAAAGCGGACAAACAGGTGGAGTGCAAGGAAACGCTGAAACTGACAAGGTTGGTATTAACCAAATGAACCTTTATCAATCAGCAACTAAACAAGACTATCAAAACGAAAGCCACGAGGAAGCTGTTAAACAATTAGGATTACGCTATTTATACGGAGTAAGAGAACACTTATCAGAAAAGATTGCTGTGCAGATATTAGGCAAGAATGGATTAGAAATGCAAATGATAACCAAAGACGATGCTGACCCAGACTTTGATGTAATAATTGAGGACAACAACAAAAAGATATTTGAAAACCAACAGGATTTAGTATTCAAGCAATGGTTATTTAATCACCCAAAAGTAATTGAACAAGCTAATCCAAAGAAACTTTTAGAGGAAATGTTTAAACTTGGAAAGTATGATAGCAGAGAGATTAAAGAGTTTTTACAACCTGAATACTACTCTTCAAAAGAACAGATTGAGAACAGCGAGAACGCCTTTAATAAGATTTTGGAAGGTAAACAACCTAAATTTTATCAAAGTGCAGATGAGGTATTTGTCCAAAACTTTGCCGAGCTGATTATGGAAACAGAAGGAATACCAGAAAAGAAACGCCCTATATTAGACACTTACTTAAAAGCCATATCAGAAATAGCCCAAATGAATGGAGCAAAGAAAGCAGTAATGGATATAGAAATGGCAAGACGACAACAATTACAAGCCCAATTACAACAAGGCATACAAACTCCTATGGGAGGCGACACAGAGCAATTACAACAAGAGCAAGAAGGTGAACAACCAATAGAACAACCTATATGAACACACAAGAATTAAGAGACAAAATAAACGAGATAAAGAAAAGAGATTTAGGCGATTTATCTTTAAAGGTAATAGAGAATTGGGAAGACCAAATCAAGAATTACGACTCCATTAAGTCCCTATACGAACTTCCACAATTTAAAGACCTTATAAGCGAATTTGAAGGGATAATGAATAATGTCAACGAGATATTAGCCGAGCAAGAAGTAAATAACGATGAAGACATAAGAAAACGCCAGCAACTTATATCAGACAAAAGAGTATTTGGAACATTTTTAAAGAGATTTGCTATTCCTGATATAAAGGAAATAGAAAACGAAGTAAATAATAATTATAAGAACTTTTATGAAAAACCTACCGAGATTAAAGAGTGATACCAAACTAACATCTGGCGAATGGCTATTGATAGACACTGACAATGGATTATGGAATGTTGTTGCCTTTCCAACAGGAGGAGAACTAATTGAAGGAACAAATAAGAAAATTGCAGATATAAGCGATAAGAGATGGGATATAAAGACTACAAGGATAATTGACACTAAATCAGCACTGGATATGGGACTTATAACCATAGAAGGAGACAATTATCGCCTATCAGAAATAAGTATGGAGAATATAAAAAAGTTTGTTAATAAAGTAAAAGGTCGCAATAAATAAATAAAAAATATATGGCAAAAAAAATACAAGAAGATGTAGAAATAAATGAGGTAAAGGAAACAAAACCTCTTAATCACGAACAATACATCAAAAGTTTAAACATTCCTTTTACACAATGGTTTGAAGTAGTGAAATTTAACGAAAAATACCAAGTTATCAAGGGAGGACAGTTGATAGGAGAATACACCGACAAGAAAAAGGCAGATTATACTGCTAACTTATTCAATATGTCAGAAAAGAGAGCTTTAAGAGATTACAAAGGTTAATTAAGTGGTTATCGCACCAAGACAAAAACGAAATGGTTATCCGCCATTAACGGACTAAATTAAGTTGCTCCCATAAGAGCAAAGACAAATAATTTATGGAACAAAAAGAATTAGAGGATATGATAAAAGCCGAAGTTGAAAAACGAGAAGCAGACAATCCTCAACCACAGGAAGAAAAACCTGAGACAAAAATTGAAACGGAAACTCCCGAAACAAAGGAAGAACCGATTAAAGAAGATATCAAAACAGAGCAAAAGATAGAGAAGAACATTAAAACTATTCCATTATCAGCTCACATAAGAGCAGAGAAGGAATACAAGGCAAAAATTGCTGAACTTACAGGAGAATTAGAGAGGTCAAAACAAGCTAATCAACAACCTACTCCAAAAGAATTAGAGGAACTATTTGAACAATATGGAATTGATGAAAGTGCTAAACCATTTTTTAAAGACCTAATTGGCTCAATAGAAAACAAGTATTCTGATAAATTTAAAATATTAGACGAATACCAATCCAAAACAAAGGAGCAACAGGAACAACAAGAACTTGTTGAGTATGTTGATAAGCAAGTAAGCGAAATATCTGATTTAATCCAAAAAGAACACGGCAATAATGCCCCAGAAGTATTAAATAAATTAAAGATTAAAATATTACAAGAGGGCTTATATGCTACACCGCCAGAATTAGTTTATAAAGGATTTGATGAGTTTAAGCCGATAAAAAAGAAAATGTCAGCAGAAACTCCAAGCCCATCTCCGAAAACCGAAATATTTGATAAAGAAAATGCAACCTTTGACGATGTCAAAGCAGGAAAGTTAAGTGCAGAAGAATTTATCAACATAATGAGGAAAAAACACGGACAGGAATGATGGTGGTTAGATAGTAAGCTCTTTAACAAAACAATATGGCAAATAACACAAGTGCCGCCAATCCAGAACTATGGTCATCGTTGCTTGAACAAGCATTGAGAAAATCAACTCTTTTTAGAGAAATTGCTTCTTTTAAGGAACAAGCTGGATTAACCTATGGCGATGTTATACACAGACCTTATGCAAGTGATGTTTCTGTTGATAGTTATGTAGCAGGAACAGCGTCAACAGCACAAGATATTACAATTACAGACAACTCAATGACTATTGATAGGTTTGCAATTATCAATGTCTTTGTTGATGACACACAACAGCTCCAATCAAGATATGACTTGATGGCTCACTATGTTGAAAAAATGAGAAAGGCATTGCAAGAAGATATGGACGCTCACTTCTTGTTAGAAATTAGAAACGCAGTATCAGATGTTGACAATGGAGATATTGCAGCAGGAACAGCAGGAGACCCGTTTGCTGTTACATCTACAAATATTGTTGATGTATTCACATACGCAGACAGATACTTACTTGCTCAAAATGCAATAGAAGGAAATAGATTTGCTGTTATTACACCAGCAGTTTATCAAAAGCTCTTAACATATTTGGGAGGTAGACAAACACAATTAGGAGACCAAGTTACACAATACGGATATAAGTCAAAAGGTATGTTTAACGACTTTAAGATTTATGTCTCAAACAACTTACCTTATTCAGCAACTTGGACACCAGTAGATAACCCTTCAAACTCTGCAACAATTACGATTGATTCTGTTGTATTTACATTTGTTTCTTCAATGGGAACAACAGCAGGTTCTATTTTGCAGACAACATCAACAGCACAAACATTGCTTAACTTACAAGCATTGATTAACGCAGGTGGAGTAGGAGACGATAAAAATTATTATTCATTGAGTGCTGCCAATAAGAGAAAAGTTAGAAATTGGTATGCAACAGTTGATAACGCCACAGCTCCAACAAAGATAACAGTTTGGTTAGGTGGTAGAACAACAGCTGTCACAGTCGCCACATCAGAAGTGTTGGATGTTTGGTCAAATGAGACAATCCATCAATTCTTTGGAATTGAAAAATGCACTGATATGGTTGTTCAAAAAGAAGTTAATGTTAAGAGTGGAGACCAAACATCAAATGGAAAACTTGGAACAACATTCTTGGCAAATTGCGTTTATAAAGCAAAGACATTTTACGAGGGAACTTATAAAATGATTGATGTTAAAGTAACAGAAGCAACAGGATAATATGGAATTTAAAGATTATTTAAGAATAATCGTTATTTTCGCAATATTATTAGGAGTTTATCATTTTACTTTTGATAAGAAAGTAGATAATCCTAATTTAGGACTTGTTGTTTGGCAAGACAAAATGGATTTTAGAAATGGATTTTCTGTTAATGGAACTGATGTATTAAACTCATCAAGAGAAATAACAGTAACCAAATCTACCAATTCAGGAGATTCAAGTATTACTGACGACTTAACTGTCGGAGCTACTACTGGAGATGGTTGTATTGGAAAATATAAAGGAGGTGTTCTCTATTATATTGACTTTGCAACAACTACTGGAAATGGAACATTTATCGTTACTTCAACAAAACCAACAGGTTGCGATTAAACGATTGTTTCTACATACTACTCGCTCCCGAAAGGGAGTGGGTAGAATTGTGGAAATAAAGACCACACATAAAATATGGAAATAAAAAATATAATTTTAATTTTATTAGCATTAGCAGTAATAGGATTTGCAGTTAAGCAAGATGTTAAGTTAGGAGCAGTAACGAACCAAATTAGATTGGTTACTTGCACAAATACAACATCAACAGTTGCAACATCAGGAGCAACAACTATTTTAGCGGGCAACAGTGCAAGACAATATGTGTCTATTAATGTTGCATCAACTTCGCCTGCCGTTTACTTGAATATGGCAAACTCAACAGCAACTGCCGCAGGAACTATCATACAAGCAGGTGGAAGATACGAAATAAAACAAGATAATTTTTATAACGGAGTT